GTAGTTTCCACGGTCGCCGAAACCGTAGCCGCCGAGGAGGCCTCTGTTGTCGAACAGGAGCGGGTTATCGTATGCCTTGGCTTCCCACGCCACACTGAAACGCGGGATGGATACCCATCCGTAGTCCGTCCAATCAACATTGATTTTCGGCATTTTGATGTGGATATTGGAGAAGTCAAACAGCCCTACGAACCAATCCTTTATGCCCTCAAGCCCTGCCTTGATTCCGTCCCATATCTTTGCACCCAGTTCATCCCAGTGAATATCTGTGACAGCGTTCCATGCCTCGTCGAACCTGTCCTTGAACCAGCTCTTGACCGATTCCGTAGCAGTTTCGATTCCGCCCTTGACTTTCTCCCACAGCTCCGCACCAAGCTCTTTCCACGGTATCACGCTGATTTTGGTCTTGGCTTCGGTAAATCGTTCTCCGAACCATTCACCGACCTTTTTCAGTGCCTCAACGCCTGTACGTATTTTCTCCCACAGGTCAGCACCGACTGCTTTCCAGTCAATACTTTTGATGGTATCGACCGCCATATTGAATTTTTCAGAGGCCCACTTTTTTACACCCTGTACACCGCTTTGGATTTTCTCCCAGAGGTCAGCACCGACCCCTTTCCAATCAATCGCCTTGATGGTGTCGAACGCCTTCATGAACGTTTTATTCGCCCATGTAGCCACGCCCGTAACAGCGCCTTTGATTTTGTCCCAGAGGTCTTTGCCGACAGCCGCCCAGTCGACTTCCTTGATCTTTTCGGCAAGAAACTCAAACTTCTCTTTCGCCCATCCTGCTACATTGTTGAATGCGCTTATGATGGTATCCCAGAGATGGTTGCCGACCGCCAGCCAGTCAACCTCTTTGATTTTCTCAGCCAGGAATTCAAACTTTTCTTTCGCCCATTCTGCGACATTGGAAAACGCGGAGATGATGAAGTCCCAGATTGCCGTACCGACTGCAGGCCAATCGACGGATGTGATCGCGTCTCTCGCTCTTCCCCAGATTTCCTGCATCCATTCCCAGATGTTGGCAAACGCCTGCCCGATGAGTTCAAGCATTGCCGCACCGACCGCAGGCCAGTCAACGCTTGTGATGGCGGTCTTGGCGTTTTCAAAGATAGTCATGAACACTTCGCCGATGGCAGAAAATGCGCTCACGATATAGTCCAGAATCGCCGTTCCGAGCCCGACCCAGTCAATACCGGCTACACCTTCTTTTGTGCCCTCAAACGCCCCCGTAAACCATTCCACGAGGGTCGAGAACACGCCTGTGATACCATCCCATATCATTTGACCGACTTCCGACCAATCAACGCTCTTAATCCATTCTGCGGCATTGGTGTACGCATTCTTGACGAATTCCACGACCTTGCCCAGCGCATTGTAGAGCCCTGTGTAAATCGTGTTGGCGACCTCTCCCCAATCTATTCCGCCAATCAGATTTGCGATATTGGAAAATGCTCCGCTGATCGTGTCGAGTATAGTCTGCCCCACGCCCGCCCAATCAACCGACGTGACCGCTTCCTTGGCCCGTTCAAACACTCCTTTGAACCATCCGGCTAAATCACGGAAAAGCCCCGTAATGCCGTTCCAGATGGCCGTTCCGACCGCCCACCAATCAACCGACATTATCCAGTCTCTGGCCGCATTGAAAACGTCCATGAAGAACGTCCCGATACCCTCAAACGCATTTTTGAAGATGTTCTTTACTTCTTCCCATGCGCCTGCCCATTCGCCTTTGAATACCCTGTCGACAAACGCTGTGATACTCCCGAGCGTCGGAAGGATGTACTTCTTCACATTGTTGACCACAGCACTCACGAATTTGCTGAGAATCTGCATCGCTCCGCTGACAGCCTTTCTGATCGTGGGCATCGCCTCCAAAACGATTTCAAACGCCCTCTGCACCAGCGGCATGACCTGTGCGCCTATCTCTGTGGATATCGCGCTAAATGCCCTCTTGGTCTGGTCAATGGTATCTGTCAGCTTAACGCCTGCATCAACCACATCGTCACCCAGTACAAGGCCGAGGTCGTGGGCCATCTGCTTCATCTCTTCCATGGAGCCTGCTTCGCCGTTGAGGAGCGGCATCAGCTCTGTGCCGGATCTTCCGAGCAGTTTGTTTGCAAGAGCCGCTTTCTTCGTCTTGTCATCCATGCCCTGGAGTGCGTCAATCGTCTCAAAAAGCATTTGCTCCTGTGATTTGAGGTTGCCGTTTGAGTCGACCACCGACAGGCCAAGTGCTGCAAATGCATCCGCGGCATCGCCCGTTCCGCTCTGCGCGGAATCCATCTGGTTAGTTAACGTTTTCATGCCTGCCCGCAGGCTGTCGACAGATGTCCCACTCTGCGAACATATAAAATCAAGTTCCTGGTAAGCCTCTCGGGATATACCAATTTTCTGGCTCATCTTATCAATTCGGTCGGAAGCTGCCGCCGATGACGTTGACATGCCATAAATGGCTGCACCGGCCTCGACAACGGTTCCGCCGAATGCTGCGCCGGCCTTCGCTATGTTTCCAAAGGTTCCGCCCAGCCTCTCCCCAAATGATTCGCCGTCTTTCTCGGCATCACTGAGGCCCTGTTCATATTCGGTTTTGTCCAGCGTTAATTTCGCCGCCAAATTAAATAGATCCATCGTCTAAAGCTCCTAACTTTTCGCTGATATTGTTGATGATCTCGTCGCCCGTCCGAGGATCCTCTTTCGCATCAAACAGGTCTGCGTATCTTGCGGCGGAAGGCACCAGCGCGACCTTTAATGCGTCTGTAACATAATAGCGGTACCCCCGAACCCTCAAATAATCGTCTAGTCGGGCCTGGAGATACCGCATAAAGTTTCTTACTGTTCGTTTTCCGTTGAATTCTCCGTAGCAGAGCCAGAAGGTTCGCCTTCCGTCAGCTGACCCTGCAATGTAAAAAGGCTCATCACGTCTTTGTCGTTCATGATATCAACCAGATCCATGAGGAGTTGGACGGGCGTAAACTTTATTGTTTTAGGATCTTCTTTGTGTATGGCTGCCACGATCTCGATCACGGGTCCCTTGTGATTCTTGAGGATATAACTCGCGATCTTGAGCGTGGGCTGTTTGCCTCGCACCATGACTTCTACATTTTTATCGGCCATGATTACCGTCGCAGGATCCATAATATCCGCAAGTAAATCAAGGGCCTCCTCGTTTTCAAAATCGGATAGTCTCATACATTCTCCTTATCAAGCTGCGTCGGTAGAGTAGAATTCCATCGGAACAACATCCTGTGCGTTGATGGAAACGTGTCCGGTGATGGTCAGACTGATCTGGCCTTTGCCGTTCTTTGTGGTCTGAAGGCTGAAGCCGCCTGTCGACAGCGCGTTGATCAGCTTAACAGCGACCATACCGCCGTCTGCTTTGTCGCCCACCCACCAGAGGTCAGCAAAATCGGTCTGCTCGAGGTCACGTCTCGGTGTGATTTTGCTGGAAGCCACTGTGATGTCAGCCGCACCCAGAGACAGCTTGATCAGCTCCGCGGACGTACCGAGTGCTGTGGTCGACATGGTGCAATCCCAGCCATCCAGGTGTTTGAGCTCTTTGGTGTTGTTCGGGCAGTTGTCGACATCCTCGCCAAAATCGGAGTAAGTCGGCACACAGCTCACATTGATGCCGCCCGTTGTGGCTGTGATGATGTCCGCGTCAGCCGGTGCAGTCGGGCTGGATGGATCAAACTGTTTGAGCAGAACACCTGCGTCAAGCTGCAGCGCATTAAAGGTGTTCTGCGGAATGACTGTAAATTTTTTAGCCATTATTTATTCCTCCTAGTATGCGGTCAGAAATTCGGCCTGTATATTGATGTATATTCGCTTTACCCTCGGGTCTTCATCAGACATCCGTTGTGCGAACGGATTGCCGCGGTGGATCCAAAGATACCCGCCGTCAACCGTGGTGATCTTGTAGCCGTACCCGATTGCGGCGGCTATCTGATCGGCCAGCTTTGAGGCCGGCTCCCATGTGGTTCCGTAGAACCAGATAGAGGCTGAGAGGTTCAAAACCTCATCCAGGGCTCCGATCTGGGCGTTATAGCTGATATACGGCATCTTCGCATTTGTCGGGACCGATGCCTGTTCATATGCAGGAATTCCGAAACCGCTCCAAAAATCATTAATTGCCTGCCATTTATCCATGATTCCCCCCTCACTCGGGCAGTTCGGGCAGAAGTTCCGCGGCGGCCTGTCTCATGTCGAGGCCTGCGGTTTTGGGTGTTGCCTTGTCAGAGGACACGATTCGGAAATAGGTTCCATCGGATAATCTCTTGATCACGTCGTCATGTCTGAGGGAGTATCTTTTCGGAACCGTCGCCGTAAACATGGCACTCACGCCCATTTTTTCGGCCTTCCGTGCTTCCATGGATATGTCCGCCACAAATGCAGCAAAGAGTTTATCTCCCTCGACCCATGCCGTGGACACTCCGCCGTAACCGTCGTTGATCGTGGTCTTTTCCATATACCGGCAGGCTTCCATGTTCGCTGATAACAGGCTCATATCTTCCTCCATGGGGCAAGTCGGGCGTAGAATACAGACTGCCAAGTGGTCGCGGAACTCGTCACCCCGGACGAAGCACTTCCGCCGCCGCTTGCTTTTGTGTACGAATACCCTCCGAAGCTCTCGGACGCGTACGGGCTCATATTCGCGCTTTCGACAGTCCCATATTCCTTCTGCCATGCCGTAACATCATCCGCCAGTTTGAGGATCTCAGCCGGTACGCCCATCGACCAGATCGCCCCGTCAAATGTTTCGTCCGCAAGGTTGCCCTCTCCGTACCGATGTACTCCGTCATTGAACAGACTGCCCATAATCCGGTAATACTGCCCGACTGCCAGCTGATCGGTTACGAGCTCCCCGTCCGCAATCTCAAATTCCCCGTAGTATTTCGGATACTCACTTCCGTCGGGCTTTCGGTTGAACCAGTTTTTTAGATACTGGCAGATCTCCGTCAGCATTCTCATGTTGGCCCTCCGTTTCCTTCCCGATCAGCGGGGTTCCGATGGCGTTTTTGTCGGAAGCCAGGTCGGAAATTCTCTTTTTGGTGGGCT